GTAGTTGTTAGATTCGAGGCTCCTTTAATGGGGCATAGTGTAACGGTCAGCACACGAGGTTTTGATCCTCGTAACCATGGTTCGAATCCATGTGCTCCAGCCAATTTGAAAGTGAGGTGAGTTTATGGCAAACAGAGAGGACAATTTACGCCCTTGTGAATATAAGTTAAGCCAAGAAGAAGCGAAGAAAGGCGGCATTAATTCGGGTAAGGCTCGAAGAGAGAAGCGTGACCTTCGCAAGGCTCTTGAATTACTGCTTGAGAAGGACTGCATGGATGAAAAAGGTCAGATCGTATCAGGTACAGAAGCAATCACTGCAAAGCTATTTGAACAAGCTCTGAAAGGCAATGTCAAAGCGTTTGAGACGATCAGAAGCACGGTCGGGCAAGATCCGGTGCAGAAGGTCGAACAGGTCAACTTCGATGCCGAGTACAATCAAAGTGTAGAATACGTCAGAAGGCTGATGGAAAACGATGATTAAAACCATTATTCAGGACATTAAGAAGTATCCATACAAAATTGCTCGTGCTGTCGGATTTACCGATGTACGTGAGTATCCACATAATGATTGGATGCGTGAGATCATATGTGGCAAGGGAGATTATACGCTGTTAGCACACAGAGGCAGTTACAAGAGTAGCTGTCTTTCTGTGTGCATTGCTTTGATTATGGTGCTGTTTCCTGACCGGAATATTATCTTCCTGCGGAAGGCGGACAACGATGTGACCGAAATGGTGCGTATGGGAAAGAAGGCACTCGACTCTGAAATCATCCAGCGAATCGCAATCATATTGTACAAGAAGAAGCTGACGCTGACGGAGTCGACCGCATCATCAGTAACAACTAATCTTTATATGTCGCCGTCAGGATCATCACAACTGCTCGGTATCGGTCTTAAATCATCTATCACAGGCAAGCACGCCGACATAGTGATCACCGATGATATCTGCAACATCTCCGACAGAATCAGTAAGGCGGAGCGTGACCGGACAAAGCTACAGTATCAGGAGCTTCAGAACATCCGCAATCGTGGCGGTCGCATCATCAACACCGGAACAAGATGGCACGCAGATGATGTGTTCTCGCTGACGGAAAATCCGCACATCTACAATTACAAGGACACAGGACTCATATCCGAGGAGAAGATAAAAGAGATTCGTAACAAGATGACACCGAGCCTGTTCGCTTGCAACTATGAACTTCGCATCATCGCATCAGAGGATGTCATCTTCACGGATCCTCAAGTCGGTGCAGAGCCACAGCTGGTCGAACATGGTTGGGCGCATCTCGATGCCGCATATTATGGTGAGGATTACACGGCTCTGACGCTGATGAACATCCATGACCGGAAGTTCTATGTGTTCGGAAAAACGTGGCGTAAACACGTAGACGATTGCATGGATGAGATAGTTGCGTGGTGTAATTACTTCAAAATCAATCACCTATACTGCGAGAAGAACGCCGATAAGGGATATGTGGCGCAGAAACTACGTGAGCGAGGTCTGTCGGTATCGACCTACAACGAGCATCAGAACAAGCACATCAAGATAGTATCTCACTTGAAATTCGAGTGGTCTGATGTTATATTCGTGCAAGGAACAGACGAGAAGTACATCAATCAGATATGCGACTACAACGAGAACGCAGAACACGATGATTGCCCTGACAGCTTGGCGAGCTTGATCAGGATTCAAGGTAGGAGGAAGAACGAGACTATGGAAGATTTGGTGTATAACGAGTTTTTGGGAAGGATGTGATTAAATGATCCACAATATTATGGCAAGCTTTGGGTCTTCAAAGTCGTGTGTGACCGCAAGTAGGTACAGATACGATTACGGACAGCAACTTGTATTCAAGGGCATTCCACTTCCGGATGCCTATGAAGTTCACTTTTCCAATGAAGAAGGTGGACAAGCAAAGACTATGATCGGCGATGCAGATGGTGTTCTTATTCCTGATGAGTATTTCTTGACAGGTGAAACTATCTACGCATGGTTGTTTCTTCATGATGAGGAAACTGACGGAAGGACGATGTATAAGGTCAAAATTCCTGTGATCAACAAGGCAAAGCCTACTGAAGTCCAACCGACACCTGTTGAACAAGATCTGATCACTCAAGCCATAGCCGCACTTGGTATTGCGGTAGAAAAATCTGAAACGAACGTGACGCACTATCCGAAGATTGAAGGCGGCACGTGGCACGTATGGGATGCTGTTAATAATGATTGGATCGACACAGAGATCGAAGCTCAAGGCGAAAGAGGTGAGAAAGGCGAAACAGGTGCGGACGGCATAACGCCGTCAATATCCATCGGCAACGTAGAGACACTTGAGCCTGACGAGGACGCATACGTTACACGCAGGGGTACGGACGCAGAGCCGATATTTGACTTTGGCATACCTAAAGGCGACAAAGGCGATGACGCTGTGATTCCGTGGGATTCTATTCTTCCGACCGACACCGCAAGCGGTGAAATAGTAACGATTACAGACGGAACTGATTTAGTCCCTGCAAAGTCACTAAAGGTAGCACTTGAGCCGATACAGAGCGGAACGGGTACACCAAGTCCCGATAACGTAAGACCAATCAGCGGACGGACGGAAGTGGTCACGCACGTTGCAGATGTTTTGGTAAACGATGACTATGCTTTTGTCTATGGCGAGAGCCTTAATGATACGGGGGACTTCGTTTCGGGTTCGGGATACAAAAGGACGAATTACATAGATGTAAGCAATCGCAACGCTATGACAGTTTCGGTTAATTATGCAAGTGCTGGCGATTGGATTCTCAGAATCGTTGGATATGACTCCCAAAAGCAGTTTAGCGAATTGCTGTTAAAAAGGACAATTGGTGCTGCAGGAGTTTACTCGTTCAACTTCGACATCAGTGCATATTCATATGTCGCTTTTGCATTGGTTCGCACGGGTGCTACCCTCGAAGCAATCGCTGACGAAGAAACCTACACCACCGCACTCGGACAGACAGTATACGGCGGTACTCTCGATGTGGTCAGCGGAGAGTTGGTTGTGGATAGGGGGCAT